TATTCTTAACAACAGTCTTGATATTACCCGATGCAGCGCCCATAAGCATGGACATGCCAGAAGCAGTTCGTGTCATGCTCGAAATTCCCGTCTGGCCATGGCTGTATGAGGGGATACCTGTACTCTCATCGGCAAGTTCACGGAACTTATCGAACATTTGCAGGTTTTCCTGGGCAATATTAGGAATATTAATGGCATTAATTGCCTGACCGGGGGCTCCAGCTACTCTACGGAAGATTTTACCCGGAGTAACAGCCATATCTTGCCCTGGAGCAAGCATGTTCTGGTCAACTTCAAGAATAACATTGCCTGAAAGAACAGAATTATCCACAGAAAGACGAGCAAAGCCATTCATTAGGGTCTGAGTATCTTCCATGTTCTCGCCAATGCCAATACCAAAGATAGTATAGGGATTTAGCTCATATGGAACGATATAATAAGGGATGCGTTTAGGGATAAAAGGATTAAGAACAACCCTAAGAACGTGATTTCCACAAATCCATGCATTAATCTGCACCTGATCTTGCGTCTTTAGTTCATCTGGAATCTCAATGCCTGCTTCTTCTGCAATTTCTTTGTCGATCACGCCCCAAAACTCAAGGACTTCATACCTATTAACATTATAATTGATAGGATAATCCTTGATTTGGTCTTCCCACCACTGCTTTGTGTATTTAGGACCATCTTCAATGCATTTTTCAATAGCCTCGCCACGAAAAAAGGGCCGTCTCTTGAGGGCGCGAAGCATCTCACGGGTCATCTTGTGCCGCTCGATGATATAATCAGCATTCTCTTTTGAGGATGCATCAGGATCAGGATAGATATTCCAGAAAGATACCGCCTCTAGCTTGGGAATTGTCTTAGTAATAGGCGTATAGGTGCCGTCTTTATCCCACTTATCGTACTGAATATCGCAGGCCATCGGGCCTTTCATTACTCCAGTACCTAATAGGACACACTCAAACACAGTAAAGCGAAGATGCTCAGATGCACTAGACTTATCTAGCTGATCGAGAATCTTCTTCTGCATCTTTTTAGCTGCAATAGCAGCAGGTTCCAGAGTAATAGAGCCAGGAAATGTACCAGGACCCGTGAGTACTTTAGCTTTATCTAGGCCAGCAGGAACAACTCCCATCATTGTTTCGAGAGTTGCGCCCGGAGGGATTACTTTATTATCCCCGATATAGCCGTAGGGATTATTATCTGGAGCCTGCCCGGTCGGGGCATCCGCATCTAGCTGATCGTTGGGAGGATCAATATGGACACTATCGACAATACCTTCTGGAAGAATACTCTGTTCAATAGAAATCGGGAATTGATTAGAGGCAAATAGAACATCAATTACCTGCCCGTAGGCCGCAAGAACTTTTGTCTTTGTAATCTTGATGAAAACACGACTCTTTTCGTCCTGTCTAAACAAAACCTCAGAGCCATAGATGCCACGGAAATTTTGATATGCTTTAATGCATCGTTCTTCGTCCTTGCGCTTACCAAGGACTGCTCTATTCCATGCTTCTTTAATAAAGCCAAAGAGCCGATCTCTATTTATAGATTGATCGGTCTCTTCGCCCTTAGAATTTGTGTCGGACAGACCCATCGTCTTCATGATGGATTCTGGCTTATTAATACTCTGTGTTATATCATCAAAAGAAGACAAAAATTTATTCCTTACTTGCCAGCATCAACCCGGTAATCAGTCTCTTTATCCGCCTTGTTAATCTTGCCCCAGGCACCTGTAGCGCCCGGATTTCCACTCTTTGCAGCATCACAGACCCACGGCCCATCCGAATTGATAGCAGTGAAGCTCTTGGCAACACTCTGCTTCTTTCCCGCAGCTTCATTAGCTGGCTTACTTTCATTAGTGCCCATCTGGCCCTTAATCCAGTTCTCGCCAAGATTCTTGTAGTGATGATCGAAAAATTCAGCCATTTTATCTCCTTATGATCGCATGTTCTGAAAATATTTAATTGGTACACCTAGCGCAGCAGGCTCATATGTTGGAACAAATGTCTGCGCGATAACTGCCGGAAAAGCTACATTAGTTGTATTTGGAATAAAGCTTGCCGGAGCCGAAGTGTCGTAAATAAACTGGCCTGCATTAAAAGTTAATTGGGATGCTGGCCCCATGTAGGCCGAAGGAGCAACAGAGCCCGCACAAACGAAAACATTTGAATTATCATAAATAACAAAATAAGGCACAGTGTAAAAAGTATTAGCGGGAATATTGCTGACGGGAAAAGATACCATCGTTAAATTATAATACACTGTTCCAGAATTATGCCATGTCGTATTGTCGAATGCGAGTCGTGCATAATTAGGCCAAAAATTTTCAGTTATGTTTGCGCCATCTATTGTAGGAGGCGTGGTACTAAGTCCAATAAAATTCGTTGTAGACATTAGTAACCAAATACTCCATCAGAAGGTGCAAATTCCTCGTATATAGAGGGCCTGTTTAAAATCATAAAATCAGTTACAGCCGGAACTGGGCGAGACATGATGCCGTAGCGCAATGCATCATATAAGTGATCTTCACCCTTAGTGTCCACATCTTCAGGATTATTCTTGTCTAACTGAAGTAGCGGAATTTGTGCAATCAAATTTAAGCACGTATTAAAGATTACAATTCCTGGCTTCTGCGTCGTTTCATTAACTTCTAAACGCCTATGAAGTTCATTCTTACCGTTAACCCGAGAACCTTTAGAACGATCTGCTGGACGCCAGGAGCATCCCACATTGGCCATCTGCTCTGCGATAGAAACTCCGATATCACCTTTATTGTGAAAGACAGAGCTATCCATTACGCCATAAGTAATGCCACCGTCCTCTTTCTCTAACTCAAGAACAAGCCTTCCAAACTTTTCAGCATTGAGTAGTCGAGTGTATAGTTCGCGATATACTACCAGCTGTCCTTCGGGATTGATGGCGAACCAAATGCACCCTGCGGCGCTGGAGTAACCGTAGTCACACGCACGGAACTTACGCCATGATGTGGGGATGTTAAAGGGCTTGCAGACATGAATTTCTCTGTTAAACTCACTGAACGCTGCTCCTTCTACAATATCCCATGAACCTTCAAGTAACTGCTTACGAAGATGCTCCGGCATAGAGAGCAAATTAGCTTCATACTTACCATCATCGTAAAGGGAAGGATTGTCCTTCAATTTACCGGGAATGAATCGACGCTTGAAGAGAGGTCTACCGGCAAGCTTTTCATTAGGATGATTACTGGGCCAGAGAAGCTCTTTACCTGTTTCAATATCCGTGGCATTGAACGGTTGCCCCCAGGGAGCCGGGTCGATGAACATCTTCTTAACCCACGTGTGACCGGGACCGCCAGGGTTACTCGTCGCACGCTGATAGACTTGAAGATGTGCGGCAGTAGTACGGAGTCGAGAACGAAGATAATCCCAAGCATATGGGGTAGGATACTGTGTTAATTCGTCAACAGCTATATAGCTGAATGCCTGACCTTGATAGCGCAGAACGTCCGCATCACGCTCAAGATAGGTGAGCCACATTCTAGCACCAGATGGAAAAACCCATTCACTCTTTTGTGCATTCCACTTTGCAGAAGGATACACACGGGGGTAAAGCTCAAGGGTCTTTCCAATGATTTCACGAAGCTCGTCATTAGTACGACGAATGATTAGTCCAGTAAATCCACCATTGGGCGTATCTCGTAGAGCATCGGCAATAATGGCGTATGTCTTACCCGAACCTGCTGCACCACCATATAATACTTCCTGCTCAGGTGCGGCCAGAAAGAAGCTTTGAGGCCCCTCATGTGGCTTAAAGATTATTGGGGTATGGGTTAAGTCTACGCTCGCGAAGGGTGCGCTTTGGAGATCGTGGGACGAGACGAGGCTTGGGCGGTCTTCCAACAGGTCTTCCACTTTTTCCACCTGTCTTAACTTGCGTTCGTTTTCGCGCCTTCGCCTTTCGGTTACGGCTAAGTTTGCCTTTAGGCGAGTCTTTTGCTCCTTGAGGGCGACCGGATTCGCCTTTACCTTCGCGATAGGCTGCAATGGGCTTAGGACTTTCCGGGGAGGGGGCGGAGGGATATCTTGTATCAAAATCTTCACGTTTAATTTTAAGCAGTGCTACATTACTAATAGAGCGTCCTGTAACTGCTGTTAGCCATTTGGCTACTTCTCTATAAGAGGAAACTTCACAATACTCCAGAGCTTTCTTAAGTGCATCTAGTTGTTCTGGAATAGGTTCAATAAGCTGTGGGTCTAGTTCACAAGGCTTATAGCCCCAAGGAAGTTGTCCGGGGCGTTTAAGATAAAGGTAACTCATCTTTGCTTGGAAGGATAAATAATCCACCTTTTGTGTCAATAACTACTGTATCGGTTTTGACAATATTAG